GCCATGTCTAGCCCACTAAACACAGCGCACGGGTTGACAATGTAAGCTTTCTCAAACAATAGCAATAACCCGCATTTCCTCACTGTTCAACACAGGGAGTTATTCAGAGAACATGGTTGACTAAGCCCATGTTTTCTCGCGGTATATTCATAGCCCAGCTTGAAATGCAGTTACGCTCAGTGTTAGGCCAAGTACCCGACGGATGCCTACGCTTACGCTCACTGGAAGCCCACTAACGCGAGAGTTACCCACGCTTTCAGCCACCTCCAGGATAATCTCGGGCAGTCTTCCCACGCCGACAGTCACGTCAACGCTTCAGGACCGGACCCAAGGGTTCATCCGCACTCTTCTTGCCGCACCTTACTCAAGGTAGGACTAGGACGATAGCCAACTAGTGACTATCTAGGGCCTGTCGTTGCTCGGCGCGGCTATCGCCCGCCTATCCTCACGCCCCTAACCCGGGGATTGTTGCCAGCCAACCTGCGATGCATTCCCAGCGGTCATCCCGTCGGCGGCGCATCCGGCCTTTCAGCGCGGTCAATTCCGTTTGACCTACTTGCAAGATACCGCAAACGCCCGGCATTGTCAAACATTTTTTTTCATCAAGGATTTCATCGACTTGACGCACCGCTTTTTATTTTCATCTTGCGCTGCATCATTGAATTACTACACAGAAATTGTGTAAGGGAATGCCTGTCAAATGAAAATTGCAAATAAGCGTTATTCGGAAAACGAATGAAGATGCAAACGATGTGCCATAACGCGGTGCAAGAACAGTGTAAAGATTACATGGTAAAAATTACATGGTGATGCAAGCTGATTAGTTAAGTCAAATAGAAATTTTGCATAAGCATTATACGAATGATGCATTGCATTTAATGCATTGTGTCTCAATCAATTTGCTTTAACAGATAGGATTCGTGCTTGGGTAACATTCTGGATAGGGAAAGGATGAAGAAGAGGGGGAAGGGTGGAATACCCCTTATTTAATCAATACTAAAAAGTATGGTATAATTCCTGTTTACCCGCTCCCAGAGCGGCTCTTGCCCAGCGTTACATCCTCTCTCAGGACTCCCAATGCCCTGGGGGGGATGCAGGATAGCGCGATGCATGGGGGGGTAGGGAGCCTTGAGCACTCCACGCCAAATGCCTCACCCACCCGAACTTTATCATTCACTATTCTATAAACTAAAGCACTAAATCCCTTTTATCATCCAATAGTTAAACACCGCTAGAATATTGTGCTTATCATTCATCTAGCTTAAGGCATCATGCATAGCAATACAAGAGCAATAAGATATAATATATAGTACTTAATAATACATGTTAAGTAACTACTTAGCAATTAGCATAGTGGGTATTTAACATATGTTAAAATCTTATAAACTTTAACAACTATGATGTATGAGTAAAGTGCAATAAGTATAATGGACTTTAGAAATGAACCTTATTAAAGAACTTATTAATTTACCTAAATGTGGTATATGGGTGCTGGTTAATGATAGGACCAAGAAGGTAATAGTACGTGAAACAGATAATATAGTTGAGTCCTTTATGAGGATCTACCATCAACTTAAGGACCGCGCATATAGTAGTGATGCTATAATGGGGGATATGGATAATTTAGAGTTTAAAGTCCTAGATCCTGAGATTAATATTGTGTGGAGATTATTCTTCTATAATGCTATAAGAAAAAGATACAAAGAAGAAGGGTATGAAATATGTGCTGACTATTCAGCAATAAGTATATTCATCACAAAGCATCTTACTACTACTGATGATACTACTGGACACCCAGCTTATATGAAATGGCAAGTTAATCTTAGGACTAAATACTTCAATGAGACAGTAGGACTCTTTGATAATGAGTATGATGCTAATGAGTTCATAAAACAATACTACTCAAGTAAGCCTGATACTAACCTTGTATATGCTATTACGCCTAGTACAAAGAATATGCTAGTACACCTTAATGCAAGACAACGAGAAATTGATACTACTTTAGGACTTAAGTAATCCCCATATTGAGCCTAGTATATCAATACTAGCTCAATTATACAAATATCAATTATACAAATATACAGTAGTCATGATTAAGAGAACATGACGGGTGCTCGTTAACAACTAGTAGTAAACAGAAAGGTTAATACAATATGTTAGAAACTATCTATTCAGATGATCTAGAGAAGATAAATAGAGGAACAACATTCAGTCCTTATATTACACAATGGGTAACAAAGGCAATGGCAAAAGAAGAACCTTGGGCTACCATTTATTGCCTATATAAAAAACCTAACCCAATTTATCACTTTATAGGCTCCTATCTTAATGCTGTTTATAATTTAGGTATACCTATGTTCATAATGTCAAACACTATTTTAAAAAGGATCATTAATAAAGACAAAAACATAGAGCAGAAATCCATCTCTACAAAGCAATACAAACTTGTAATTAAACTTCTTATTGACACTAAAATGATTGAGTTCGTTGTTAAACCTTCCGCATTCTCCCAAAAAACAAGACGAGCGGCTTTAATTAGAATACTTTGGTCAGAGATCAGGAGTAGGATAGAAAGTATAGAAAAGATAGAAGAGAAGATTTACAATGAATATTGCATCCAGCATAAAATACAAGCTGGATTTTATAATGATAAATTAATAGATAAGAAAGATGATTGGGGAAGCCCCATGCCAAAAAAGAAGGACACATGGGAGAAAGAACCACAGGAAGAATAACTCAACAGCAAATCAATGAGGCCACGGGTCAATTTAGGAAGTTTGTCAATGAAGGTGTCTCTCAATTCTTCCAGTTTAATCCCAGGTACAACAGGGATAATACAATAATGCAGCAGTTTACACCACATAATAAGCCTAATATGCCAGCATTACAATACTTTAAGCTACAAGTGGCAAACCAAGTCCTACAGTTCCTCGGTCTATACGATAAGGAAGCCCTTACCTATTGGAATGGACACAAAGTTAGCAAGGAAATATGAAAGGAGGGGTACCCAATGACCCCCAAAACAGAATTGATGGATAAATTGGTGGATATTCTTGTAAAGATTGATGAATTACGCAGCGAGGTGGCTATACTTTTATCACAAAATATACCAACTTTTGTTAGCAAAGAGAATCCTGAGCAAAATCGTCCCTATCAGCATGAAAATTACTACGGTGGGTGCTAGGTTATGTCAAGACGTATGTGCAAAAGATGTGCTTTGCTAAAGGATCGACAACTTTATGCAAAATACATTACAAATAATGACAAAATTTATGTAGATTTACATAAAAAGCGCTGGAATGGGAGAGTTTGTCCTGATTGTCACAGAGAGCAAGTGCAAAAAGATATGAGGGAGTTTAGAAAAGCGCAGAAAAGTGTAGTTAAAGTAGATAAAGATGCTATCTAAGCAAACCAGAACGCCCTATAAGCGTTTTCCTGATGCTACACCCCTATCTCTGAAAGATAATTCGGCTCCGAGGCATCCAGCAAAAAGGGGGTTTTCAACTATTGATTATTGTTGTGGAAAAAATAGAGCTTATGCACTAACGGTAAGTCCAGATCCTGTGGGTTCCGTCAATTCTCTTAGGACGAAGATCAAGATGAAGCCAGCCACTAGCTACGCCAAGGCTAAAGAATAGATCCTTAGCGTGTTGAAGAAAGATTTTAATATCTAAGCTCACTGGTTTTAGAACATCAGTAGCCTTGCCCAGACAATGTTGGGATAGTCCTTCAGATGTTTGGTAGCCAAGTTTAGTTAATTCATCTTGGTGGGCTTCACATCTATATCCGTCTAGAATAGTAAGGGATTCAATATCCAGTACTTGGTTTAGTTTGCTAAGACGAGAGAGAAGTTCTATAGATATTTTCTGTTGTATACAGGAAGGAAGTCTACAGGAACAGGCAAGTTGATCCATATTGAAGGTTGTGCCATTAATATGTATAGGTTCTTGAATTGCTTCATCTTTTTTCCAAATGTAGTAATCATCTTTAATCTCCATGCTTCTATACCTCCATCTCTTAGTTGTTATCCCTGGGCATTTAACAACTAAGTATTGGTAGAATCAATACCGACAGTTATTTTTATAACACTTAATAAGAGCGGCTTACGATTCTTACCGCAACTCTGAAAAGGAGTTATTGACATGAAATATGTTTCTATGTTGTTGTTTGGTGCTTACCTTGCAAAAGGTCTGTACTTTGGAGTAGACTATCCCGATGCTCTAGTGCTCACAATACTTGGCGCTTTAAGCGCTCTGAGTGGCCTAGACTTAATAAGAGATAAACGAGTAGCTCTACTCCAACAACAACTAAACAATCAACAGATAGTCCTAGATAAATTCTCTAAAGAAGCAGAGTCAATGAAAGCTCACATCGCTTCTCTGAAGTTATCTACAGGTTATAGAACGCTTGGGCAAGCGCAAGGTGCTAAGTAATGCCTAAGAAGATATATGAACTAGCTGAGGAATTCAAGCAAGTAGCAAAAGCAGAAGACGATAGTGTGCTTGATGCGCTTACTCGTAAAGTTATGCTGCTTGAGAAGGAGAATGAGGAATTGAAGAAGAGGGTGTATGATCTTCTCAAAGCTCCAGACGAACGTTCAAATCCAGCCATCGAGATTTGTGAAGAAGAGATAAGAAAGCTAAAGCTTTGTACGACAGAGCGGGAACTTACCTATGAGGAAGCCAAGAAGCTTGACTTGTATGTGAAGAATCTCAATTTGCTCCTGGGAAAAGGGGCCAGTAGATCAGAAGAAGTTAAAGAAGCAGGTACAAGTGAGCTTCTTAAAGAACTTGTAAACTAAACGTTAAGGATTGTTAGTGTCATCTGTTTCAAAATTAAGCAAGGCACAAGCTAGAGACGAACTTTGGCGTCGAGGTGTACTTGTTTGGCTATTAGATAAGAACCAGAAGGAATTGTATAATCTATTCTATAACTCTAGCCATAAGGTTCAGACATGGCTTCTAGCGAGGCGCTGTCTAGCAGAAGGTACATTAATTAAAACACCCACAGGTTTAGTTGAAATACAAAAACTAAAGCCGGGGGATATTGTCTTTGGATATAATAAAGATGGCTCCGTAACTCCAACTTCAGTCAAAGAGGTTATTAATACCGGAGTTCAAGAAGTGGTAGATCTTACCTCACACGGAAGAGTTTTTGAAACATGTTCTAAGAACCATACATGGCTAGTGACGAATGACCATTTTAAGTATAATTTTGAGAGATCTGTAGAGAACTTTAGAACTTATGATAAGATAGTACGTAAATGGATTACTCCCTCATTTACGGGAAAGCATTACAGCAAAGCTTATACTCTTGGTGCCTTATTAGGAGACGGTTGCAGTAGACAAAACTTTGAGGAAGGGTCCAGGCAAATATTTATCTCCAGTGAGGATGATAAGATTCCAAGTAAATGCGCGAAGCAACTTAAGTGTAACTTGTTTAAGAACGGAGGAGTTAACTATACTTGGTGCCTAACAAACAAGAAAGAGAAAGTTCTTGGTAAGAGAGCACGAAGTAAGAGTAGATTAAGATTTAAATATTATGATCTTTGGTGTCGAGGGAGATATGCCCACGAAAAGATAATAGATTTAGATGTTATTCGTAAATTTGATTCTTCTTCCCAAAAAGCGTTGCTGGCCGGACTAATTGACACAGATGGAAGTGTTAGTACAACTAAAGACAACTGTTTGGTTGTTGCCTTTAGTTCTCAATCTATGTCCATTATGCGTGGGATACAATATTTAATACACAATCTCTATCAGCATAAATGTGAATTTCGTGTAGATAACAGAGAGAAATATGTAAATGGACCTTGTTATTCAATCAGTGTTAAAAATAATTTGATCTGTAAGAGAATGTTGAAATCATTAGACAAATGGCTAGTAGTGCCAAGAAAAAAATGGAAGAAAGAGTATACTAACCTATTGGAGCACAACACAAATAGAAATTACGTTGGTGTTATAGTTAAAAATCCCAGACAAATGCAAACCTGGGACATTTCTATTAATAATGAAACCAATCTTTATTTAACCGCCAATGGGTTAGTCACGCATAACTCGGGTAAATCCTATTCATTATGTGTACTTGCCTTGGAACAGTGCTTACGCCAACCAGACAGCATTGTAAAGTACGTTGCCCCAACAAAATTACAGATTACTCAAATCATCAGACCCTTGATGAAGAAACTCTTGGTAACTTGTCCTGAGGATGTAAGACCGGAGTTTAGAGAGAAAGATTATATCTATTACTTCCCCAATGGATCAGAGATTCAATTAGCAGGAACAGAAGGGGGACACGCGGAAAAGCTCAGAGGTCAGGACAGTATGCTTGATGTAGTCGATGAGGCTGGATCTTGCACAGATCTAGACTACATTATTAAAGATATCCTGCTTCCCACTACCCTCACAACCAATGGAAAGATAGTTTTAGCTGGAACTCCCCCTCGTAATCCAGATCATGACTTCGTTCAATACATTGAAGAAGCAGAATTTCGTGGATCACTGGTAAAGAAGGATGTATATGCTAATCCTCGTCTTACTAAAGAACAGATTGATGAACTAATTGTTGAACTTGGGGGAATTAATACCGAAGCATGTCAACGAGAACTCTTTATTAAGATCATCAAGGACAAAGCCATATCAGTTATCCCTGAGTTTGATGAAAAATTAGAAAAAGAGATAGTAGTTGACTGGCCTAAACCCCCGTTCTATGACACATATGTGGCAATGGACCTTGGTTTTAAAGATTTAACTGCGGTTTTGTTCGCATATTATGATTTTCGTGGTTGTAAGTTGGTGATAGAAGACGAAATTGTGGTAGAGGGTGTTAATCTTACCTTACCCAAACTAGCAACCGATATATTAAAGAAGGAAGAAGATCTTTGGACAAACCCTTTAATCAATGAAGTGCGCCGACCATTAGTAAGAGTAAGTGATATTAATTATATCGTAACAGCAGAGATGTCCAGAAGTACAAATAATAAATTATCCTTCATTACTCCTCTAAAAGATGAAAAGATGGCAGCAATTAACAACTTAAGAGTAATGCTTGCATCAAAGAAGATCATTATTCATCCTCGTTGTAAGCATTTAGTTATGCATCTTAGAAGTGTTAAGTGGTCAGGTAGAACAACTAGAGATGAATTTGCAAGATCGGTAGATGATGGACATTACGACACGGTTGATGCCCTAATATACATGATGAGAGCTGTTAATTATTCAAGAAACCCCTATCCTTTGAATTATTCTATGGATTTAAAGAATATGTATTTCGTAAATCCTGAAAAGTTTAGATCTAATACAACACAATTAGATGCCTATAGACAAATATTTGGTCTGAGAAAAAAAGCGAGTTAACTATGGTAGATGGTACAACAAACTGGGAACAAGACCCAACAATGGCCTCTCCTCGTAAAGAGGATACATACTTTGCTTCACGAGAAGCCAAGGATTGTGCCTCTTCTTTGATGGCAAAATCGCAATCCTTCTTCAATATGCTTCGAGCTAATGCATATCTTGAGAAGTTGCAACGAATGTGGCGCTTTTACTATGGAGCGTTTGATAATTCCATGGGATTTGACCACAGGATCACATTCTCTGGTGAACAGGGTGAGTTAGTTCGGTTAGCTGTCAATCATTTTCGTAACTTAGCACAACATATTCTTGTAATGGTGACAAACAATAGGCCAATTATGGAAGCCCGAGCGATTAACTCGGACCATAAGTCGATGGCTCAAACTTATTTAGCTAATGGCATCTTAGATTACTACATGCGTGAGAAGCGTCTTGAGGATTATCTTAAAGATGCAACAGAAATGGCAATTGTCCTGGGTGCGGGCTTCATTAAGATGGAATGGAACGCAACAGCAGGTGAGGCATTCGATACAGACCCGGATACCAATGAGATTATCTATGAAGGTGAGATGGAATTCTCAGTCTTATCACCTTTTGACGTTGTTGTTGATGGAACTCGTGAAACTTGGAACAATGACTGGCTCTTAACACGATCCTTTCAGAATCGTTACAACTTGATAGCAAAATATCCAGAACTTGCTGATAAGATTAAGGGGGTTCCTGGTAAGTACCAGAGTACTGTCTATCGTCTAGCGGTTTTCTCTAATGATGACACAGATGATATCCCCGTCTATGAGTTTTATCATAAAAGGACTGAAGCTCTTCCAGAAGGGCGCTATATTCTCTTCTTAGCAGATGATATTATCCTTCTTGATGCTAAGATGCCTTATAGATCTATCCCAATCTTCCGTATTTCTCCCAGTACTATCATGGGAACGCCTTATGGCTACTCCCCGATGTTTGATATCTTCCCAATTCAAGAAGGAATCAACTCTCTTTATAGCACTATCATGACAAACCAGAATGCCTTTGGTGTTCAGAACTTGTTTGTGCCTCGTGGTGCTGATATTGCTGTCAATCAACTCGAAGGTGGGATGAACATCATTGAGGCTAACGCTCAACCTGTTCCTCTTAACTTAACGCAGACACCCGCAGAGGTATTTAAGTTTCTTGAGATGCTTATTCAAGCAGCTGAGACAATTTCAGGTGTAAGTAGCGTGTCTCGTGGTAATCCTGAGGCATCACTTAAGTCAGGGACGGCATTGGCACTAGTCCAGAGTATGTCCTTACAGTATATCTCAGGACTCCAACAGAGTTACGTAAAACTTGTTGAGGATGTTGGCACAAATCTTATCAACATTCTTAAAGACTTCGCCGCTACCCCAAAGACTATTGCTGTTGTTGGAAAAAATAATCGTTCCTTACTAAAAGAGTTTACTGGTGAGAAGATCTCCGCAATTAATCGCGTAGTAGTTGACATAGGTAATCCTCTTTCCCGAACGGTAGCCGGTCGTGTGCAGATGGCGGAGCAACTTCTTCAGATGAAGCTACTAAGGACGCCAGAACAATACTTTCAAGTCATTAATACTGGTAGACTTGATGTGGCCTTTGAGGGGGATACGAATCTCCTTCTTCTTGTTCGTCTTGAGAATGAAACAATGATGGAAGGGGAGAAAGTTCTTGTTGCTCCTCTTGATAGACATAGAATTCATATATTAGAACATAGTAATGTCATTAGTGACCCAGAATTAAGAAAGAACCCCGAACTTCTTAAGTTAGTTCATGATCACATCATGGAACATATTGACCATTTGAAGACAATGCCTCCAGAGATTCTTGCAATTATTGGTGAGCAGTCACTCGCTCCTCCACAGGAGCAAGGAATGCCCCCAGGAGAAGGGGCACCACAATCTTTTCCAAGTATGCTCCCACAACCTTCAGCAGATTCCTTACAAGGAAGTCCAATGGCTTCAATGACAGCGGCAGAGCAAGGAGCACCCAGTCTTAGAGATCAGATTACTGGAGAAGCTACACCACAAACAGCGAAGATGCCAAACTTCCCAAAACCCCCACAACCTTTTAAGGAAATGCCTGTATTGGCTTCAGATCTAGCACCACCGGCACGTTAATAGGATAACTTATGCCTGCACCAACAAATCCAGGTTTGGGAAATCTAGATCCAGCGCAGATTTTCCAACGATCCTTTGATGAAAGTATGGATAGGCTTCGAGTTGATGCCGCCGTTCATGCTTCTATCCCCCCCTCTGAAATTGCTGTTGAGATTGATGCCGCTACGGGTGATAATATTGCTATTGCAGATCCTGTAAGCGGACTGATGGCTAATGTTGAAACTGTGGGTGGTAAAGCCTCCCTCGATGTACAAGTTATGGGAGGATCAATCACCGGAGCTTTTACTCCAAGTGGTCTTCGTATTGCTCTTAAGAATACAACGATGGATGTTACCGATGTAGCAACCCCTCTTCCAGCAGTAGCAATAGCTAATAGAAATGCTATAACCATCAGAAATTTAAGTTTAGTAGACACTGTTTACATTGGAAATTTAAATGTAACAGCAGATCGAATATTAGGGAATACGTCTGGGGGGGAATTAGGTCCAAATGAGAGTTGGAATGTTGATATAACAGATAGTATTGTTCTATATGGTCGAACAGAAGCGGGCAAAACGGCCCGCATTAAAATTATGGAATTATCATGAGCAATGTAAGCGGGACAGTCCGAATAAGTGGAGCACAAGATGTCAACGTCAAAAATACAAGTAGCGATCCGGTACCAGTAACTGTGTCAAATCCCATAACTAGTTGGTATTCTGGTGCAGGTGTTCCTTCGGGGGGACTTGGGGGGGTCGGAGATTACTATCTCGATACTTCTAATGGTGATGTCTATACTAAAGCTGTTACTGGCTGGGGTATACCAATAGATAATATCACTGGTCCTGTAGGACCAACTGGAGCAGCAAGTACTTGGTATACTGGTGCTGGAGTTCCAGGTGTTGGGCTTGGCGCTGATGGAGATATGTATCTCGATACTTCTAATGGTGATGTCTATCAAAAAGTAGCGGGTTCTTGGGGTGTACCTATAGAAAATATAGCGGGTGTTCCGGGACCAAACACAGTTACAACGAGTACAACCACAAATATTACGGGAGTTTTAAGTGGAAATGGAACAAATGTATTAGCTGCACTTGCATCAGCAAATACTGTATTAGCTGGTCCTACTTCAGGTGGTGCAACACAAGCTGTCTTTAGAACATTAGTAGGAGATGATATTCCTTCATTGACTAATGTTGTTACATTTTCTTCATCTGGTTTCTGGACTTGCCCAGTAGGAGTAACTTCCGTAATTGTTTGGGGTCGTCCAGGAGCAGGAGGAGGAGCGGGCGGCGGCGGTGGAGGAGGGGGATATTCTGGTGCATCTGGTGGGGGTGGTGCAGGAGCGCGTGGTGGTGGTGCTGGTGGAGCGGCCTCATTTACTCGTGTAAAACTGTCTGTTATCCCAACTACTGTTTATACAATAACAATTGGGGCTGGCGGGACAGGTGGTAATGGTGGTGCAGGAGGCGCAGCAGGAATAAATGGAAATGGGGGAGTTTCAGGAAATATTGGAGGAGCTTCTTCCTTTGGTTCTTTAATTACTTTTGCTAGAGCGGCTACAATTGTTGGAGCAAGTGGCGGGACAGGTGGTGGAGGAGGAGCACAAGGAACAGCACTAGCAGGGGGAGTTGGAAGTGGAGCAAGTACTGGCGGTACTTCCTATGGGTTGGATTCAATATCACCAACAACAAGTGGTCCTGGAGGTTCGGGGGGAGCACCAGGAGCTACAGGAGCAACTGGAGTAGCTGGACAACAACTAATCTCCACACTTTATGGTTTTGCTTCTAGTGCAGCATCTGGTGGAATTGGTGGTTCAGGAAATGGAGGAGTTTCAGGCGGCGGCGGCGGGGGTTCAGCAGGAGGAAGTACCGGAGGTTTAGGAACTGAATATGATTTTATTGGAACGGGTGTGCCAACAGGGGGAACAGCCGGTAATGGTGGTAACGGGGGTGCTGGAAATGCTGCAGGAACAGGAGTTGCTGGTGTGGGGGGTGGCGTTGGTGTCATAGGAACAGCAGGACGTGGTGGTGGGCCTGGTGGTGGCGGTGGCGGTGGGGGTAGTGGTATCACTGGTGGTGCTGGTGGAAATGGCGGAAATGGGGCAGCGGGTTCTAATGGTTTAATTGTGGTAATTTATGACAAATAGATATGCATTAGTTTCTAAAGAAAAGGTTAAAAATATTATTATAGCTGATGAGGCTTTTATAGAAAAAATTATTAAGACTGAATTACATTGGGATTTTATTTCTCTTGTTGAAAATACTCCCGGTTCTCCAGGAGTATGCTGGTCTTGTATTGAAAAGACCTTTTCCCCGCCACGAGAATAAAAATAATATGGCTCGTTTAATCATCAAGGCATTAAAGGATAAGAGTAATTACAAGAATTTAGCAACCATGAGTGTAAGGCAAATGCATTATGTTCGTAGAAAGAAACTATATAAGCGTTTATTCTTTGCTTTATTGTCAATTGATCTGCTTTTCATTACTTATATATTGTTGGAGATAAGATAATATGAAACATCCTATGGATGAATATTTAAAAGATAAGTTTGATTATATAGTTGATGAAGAAGGCAAGATAGTTTACCCTAAACAGTCACTCAAACCAGAAGATGACAGACTTAAACGTCTTCAAAGATTACGTAAACTCTTAGGTGTTGATGAGGAACCTCAAAATACTCCCCAACAGGAGTAAAAAGAAGGGAAAAAATATGCCTTTACCAAAGATTGAAGCTTTAATGAATGAGGGAGAAGCCAAGAACAAGACTCCCCAGG